GGCGTTACATCGCAAAAGACCTTTTGAGTTTTTATAGTTAACTTTGCCATTTATTACACCCCGTCCGAATAATCTAACATTGTAGCAGCAGCCCATGCTGAATATGAGCTAAAACCGATTGTTGACCAACTTGTGCCTATATAGTCTGTAAATCCCCATATATCTTCGATAGCATCGACTACAAATAAACCCGATATCAATACACCCATGGGCTTTGGAAGAAGGTTTTGATCGTAGGCAATTCCAACAATTCTTGAAATGATTGGAGTTACAAAGTATGATATTGACATATCAAGTTGATCGAAAACAACTAAATAATCCCCGAAAATTTCATGTAGGAAAGCGTTCACTTCATAAAGACAATTTTGGCACATGTTCAATAGTATTTTTAATTTTAGTAATATCCTAAATTCAGGATCTTCAAGAGTTGTTAGTGAAAATGCCATTGAAATATACTCGGTCATACTTATGTTGATGTTTAATGTTGCATCAATATAGCTTGTAAGACCGTATGGTGTTGTCACCGGTGAGATATAATCATCCAGCGTGAAATAGTCCCTAGCTATCGCCGTTGTTATCGTCCTTCCAAACCCGATATACTCGCCAAGGATATCGAGTTGTGGCCCAACAGCTGTATCAATGCTGAACGCCTTATTCATTTCAATCGGCAATAAATCCACTATCGCTTGAGAGCAAAGTAAGCCAATTGTTGACCTTGCATTTGGAGCGTTTATATATTGATAAAGAAGTAAATCCTTATAATATTCAATTGTAGTTTCTACGTCTGTGGCCATAATTTACACCGTCGTTATAGTTATTTTTGCTGTTGAAATAATCCATCTTCCATCAATAGTCGGTGGCGCAAGTTGAAAGTCTGCTGCAAGTCCAGTCAATCCTACGCCTCCCGCTGTAACCACTGCGTAAGGATCAGATAGCTTAACTTGCGAGTGAATCTCTGAGAAATCAGCCTTCTCGTTTATCTCATAAACAATATTGTCGTAGATCTCATTCTTAAGGAAAGTTGTGTCAATCGCATGCGATGACAACTTACTTCCAACGGTTACTTTGATATACAAATCATAGTATGTAGCAGTTGAAAACTTTATGGGTATATCATAGCCATTCAATTGCGTGATATTTACTGTTTTCGCTGTCCCTGTGGCTCCCGTTGAACCCGTCCCATAATACATGCCGCAACCGAGATTCCTTCGCTCATAAATTATTTGAGCTATCCCTGTGGTTCCTGTTGGACCTGTGCTTCCCGCTCTATCTACCACGGCCCATATTGAGTGAGCCGGTATCCCGTAGATGTTTGTTGCTGCTGTGTTGTTCTCAAAGACTTTAGCATAGATAACATCCTCCACAGCAAGCAAGGCACCCATGAGCCCGTCTAAATAGCCCGATGAAGGATTAGATACTGATACTGATCTGCGATAACGTAACGCTGCGTCTGTCTCCTCATCAACTCCAGCAACCGTTGCACCTCCAGCGTTTGCCACTGATGTAACTCCAGCCGTGACAGTATCAATGGTTGTAATCGATCCGGCTGAGATATCAATAGCCCCAGCAACCGCGGCTGTGAAGTGGAGCGAGTTTGCCCCGATTCCGGTTGTAACCGAAGTGGTCAAATAAAACTTATTGCCCGCTGCATCGGCTACGGTGAACGGTGTCCCACTTCCTGCTGACAGGCCGACAAGGCTAACCGCGGCTGTGGTTGTTACAACTACGTACACTGTGGATATTGTGGAGCCCTTACGTATGATCCCATTTATAGCGCATCTTTGGTCTAGTGCTACACCAGCGGCCGAGCTAGGTGAGAATGAGTTATAGACGCTGCTTATCACATCAAGGATGTCTATTTTCGCTTGTGCAAAAAGGTTTATCATCTGCCCATCGGGTGAATTAGCCTCGACATTAATGTCATTGCCATAGATCTCTTTAAAGCCAGTCTCTAATTCAGTGACGATATCAGCCAAAACCTGCAAATGGAGCCCGGTTAAATCTACATAATTTGAAGTCATATTATCACCGTACCCTGTACATTATTTGAATATAAAGTTTGTATCTGATATTTAATTTCAAATATTCTAGTTGTTTCGTAAGAATATTCTAAAGCTGTTATTCGGATAACGCCATATAAATTTGCGATAGCTCCCTTAATTGCTAGGACTACCGCATCTTTGTTTTTGAAATTGATTATGTCAAACCATGGTTGGCCGATTGTTGGCTCAAAAAAACACTCTGATAAAAATGTTCTCAGTGTTGTTTCGATGTTTAAAACAATGGCATCGTTCAATCTGGCATAAGAGGCTTTGCCACAACCGAACCGCCAATCCCCATCTGATGTAAGTGATCTGAATATCATATTGCACCTTCATCTAATAATGTTGCTAATGTGGCTTTCAAAGCCGTAAAAACCGCGATATTCACAGGGACTGTAGATGTTACCCCACCCGTTACTACAGTAATCGCGCTTATGGCATCAATCAAAGCACTAAGCACTGTTTTTAAATCCGTTGCTGTGTTCTTAATTGAAACCTTTTTTGAACCACCATTGACGCATACACTATTCAATGGCGTTACCTTTGGCGAGCTAATGGGATTCAATCCAACCAATACGATACCATCTGCAATACTGTGTGATCGGTTATTTGCATGCGTTGTAACCGCTCCGGTCAAATACCAGTTATCAATGTTGCGATCGTTAAAAAGCACAAGGCAGTTATCACCGACGGCTATTGGACATGATACGAACGATGTTCCACCACTGAGAGTGAATACCGGGCAATCATCAAGAATCGGATATTCAATAATTGCATCGTTTGGCATTTTTATCTGAAAGTTGATTTTTACCTTAGCCGTGTTTGTCGCTGGCTTGTATTGCTGAATAGTGCCAATTTGCACACAATTGATTGCAAGCATGGTTTGGCGTTTCATCTGATCCAAGAGAGTTTTTAACTCAGGCTGTGTTGATGGTCCTATGAATTGTTGTGTCATGGTGTTGGTACTCCCGCACGATATTCCCCTGTAGCAACGTCTACGACTACAGTCATGCCTTTTTGTTGCATCATTGTTAAGACGGTTCTACAATCCCCGCCTACTGCCCCCGATATTGTCCCACGATGAATTATCCCAGTTACTTGATAAACCCCACTAAAACCGTTTTCAGTAACTGATTGCAATTCAATTAATTGCATCGGTCTTATCCTTGATTCAAATATCATTTCAATTTCGACGGTTAAATCAGCCCTTTTCGGCGTACCTAATAAACCGTTCTCATAATTTATAAGCCGGATCTCTGAATCTACTACCTCGCCTGTGCCAAGCGCATAAAGTGAGCCGTCATCAATATATGTCTTGCCGTTTGACATCTCATTGAAAACGTCTTGTGGTGATCCTAGTATCGCTGTGTACCGCTTTGCAACTTCGGTGAATGAATTACCAACGGTTACTTTGTCAACGCCGTCTAATTGTTTCGCCATTTTTTTGATCGCATCTTTAGATGTCTGACCCAAACTAATATTGCCGGACATCATTTGCGTTGAAAATGACGGCATCCCATCATAAGCTTCAATGACTGTGCGGTAGTCCGAGCCTTGTCTGACAGAGTATGCGCGTCTTATGGTGCCATTAAAACATCTTGGAATCAACTCGGTTTGGCTCTCAGCGTAACCCGCAAAAAACTGGATAGCCCTTCTGTTAGCCTCTAAATTATAGTCCTGTGAATCTTTGATTAACTTGGCTCTATTCACACTCCCAAGATTGTAGATCGTAAAAGTAGCCTCATTTGACTTTGATAAATTGTTTCTTGTGATGACAAATTCAATGGTGTATGGAGATCGTATCTCCAGATATTCATCGCTTGTTTTTGTTTCTGCTTTTAAAATAAAAGCCCTATTAAATTTTCTATCTGACATACAGAGCCTCGATTGTGTCTAATTCGGTGTCATCAAGAATATAAATTTCCCATCCCGTTAACCATGCATCGTTTGAAAAGGGATCGATTGCATCTACATTAGAAACCTGTATTCCGAATGGGAGTATGCTTTTGAATTGTCGCAACAAATTTGGCGCTATCGCTACACGTTCTTGGTTCAATGAAAAGGTTCCCCATGTTAGCGACATGAACCAAGCGTACTGTTGCGGTTTAAATTCAAGCAATATTTCTACGGCCGAATAGCCGTCAATTGGGACACGGAAAACCTGCTTGTAGGAATCGCTTAAATTTGTAATTTGTCTCATTTTTTCCCATCCACTTTTATACTATAATTTCAATGCTTTATATCAATATCAATTTAAACATCGTTTTTAGCCCTTTTGAGCCCTTTTATGGTGTGATAACACCAACCGTTTTCCCTAAGTTTAAAGCCGCACTCCCGCCCGTTTGTGTTGCCTTGTTTTCCGTTTCGGACGCTTGTGCTGCTGCTCTGCCGAGCAACTTGCCCTTGTTTGTGATCGTCTGAATAAAGCGCATTTGCTTAAAGGTCAGTGTAAAAGTTGTCTCCATAGTTGTGTCTTCTGCCTGATCTGCTGACCATGATTCTATAACCATATCCCGGTAAGTTTTCCAAGGTGTCTCGACTGATAGT